ATGACAAGTGGACAAAGACAAAAGATTAAAATGCTGCGGTACCAAGGTGTTGGGTATGGAAAAATAGCAAAGGCTACAGGGCTGTCACGAGATTCGGTTAGAAACTATTGCATAAGAGAAGGCTTAAATGGTTATGCATCAGAGTTGGTGACGGAATACCGCGAAGTATTGAAAGAGGAAATGCTTTTTATTGCTTGCCTTAATTGCGGCATGAAGCTTGAACAAAAAAGTTGCGGGCGGAAGCGCAAATATTGTTCATTAAGTTGTAAAAGAGAATGGGAAAAGGACCACCGAACGGCATATGTTCTTAACTGTGAATATTGCGGGAAAGAATTCAAAGCATTAGGGGTCAGCTGGCGCAAGTTTTGTAGCCAAGAATGTTATCGCAGGGATCGTTTTTGGCGAGAAGAAGACGCCGCAGAAGTTGCCCAGAAAATTTTACAGTTTAAAAAGGTAAATTATTTGCCGGTGTGGCTTAGAGATTTATTGCTATCGGATGCCGAGGAATGAGTGGGTATCTTTATTATGGAAAAGCGTGGAAACACCGTTGTGGTGGGTATGCGCGAATTGATTTGAGCCAGTATGCGTCCAGCTGTTTTTGTAAAACGGGCAGTTTGCGGCAATGAAGCGACATGGATTGTAAATGTACTTTTGGGTGCACCCCCTTGTTACCCCCGGGGGTATATGGACTAGTAGTTCTGCCGTTTTGTATCATGTTTCCGGTGACACACATGTGGAGTGTATAGCCGTGATAGAGCCCCAAAAGCCTGAATAAATCAGGCTTTTGGCTGTTGGCGTTAATTGAATAAGTGGACTGTATGTTCGCCTAGACTTACGTCTGGGCGAATTTTTCATAAGGGGGGTGTCGTAAATTCGCACGAAAGCATATGAAAACAAGAAAGGGATTGCGGTTTTGTGTAATGGATTTGAGTGTCGTTGGCGGTGTTGACTAGTACAATAGTAAACTACAGAAAAGAATATTTATCTAGTGCTAATCTGTATAGAGGATAAACAATCTGAAAATTTTATGTAGGGAAATTACATGTACAGTTTGATGATAATATCGTACTTCTACACGGACATAAATAAAGGTATTAATATTTGCAAAGTCACCAATCAAAATGTAAATGAATCTCTTTTAAATTGATTAATGATCAAGAGGAAAATATGAGACATTAGTCGAAAAAATAATATCAGCTTAATTAACTTTCAGAGAAAAAACGTTGGGACTAAGAGTGTAAAAATGAGATTATGATCTCGAGATGATTTTTTAAAATGCTTTAAATGGTACTGTTTAATCATGAAGAATACTTTGTTGATTGCCCATGTATAAACGCGTTGTTTTCACTCCAGATGACTTGTTCGGTGGACATATACTCCATTTGGAATTTCACTGTTATATTTTATCCTGTCATTTCTATAATGATTGTGGGTAAACAATGGAATGTGAATGACCTAAGAGGGGATGAAAAAATGAAAATCATTGCAAAAGTAATAATTCTTATGGTGGGAACTGCGTTCACGGGGTGGCAGTATGTTTCAACATAGGAAGAACAAGCGGCTGTACTGATAGCATCGCGATTGGGAGTGAACGTAGGGGGTTAAATTCCCCCCACCCCACCAACTTATCTGGTTTTATTGAGTTCATGGTTGATGTTGTTTATAGTTGTAGGAGTGATAAGGTGGCGTGGTATGAAATTACAATTAAAAACTTTCAAGAATATATTCAACTTGTCAATGACTTGGGGATAAATGTTGGCAGCATGTATAATTGGAATTTTCGTGGACAAGCGGATTCTTCATGGAAACTTGAGCATTCATTGTTAAGAATATTGCAGGGCATAAATGATAGAGCATGGGCTGGAAATTTAGAGGGTGAAATTTTAACAGAATTTTACATAAAAAAAGATTTGTATTTACCAGGCCACCAACCCCACCAAGATGCTGATAGAGCATCTTGGTGGGCTATCATGCAACATTACTCTTGTCCGACAAGACTTCTTGATTGGTCCGCGTCACCTTATGTTGCTGCCTATTTTGCTGTAAATAATTTGAGTGAGCAAGATGGCGCTATTTGGATATTTAATGCTAATGAATTAAATAGGATTATGATGGAGAAATATAGGGACCTGTCTGTTATTCCTGACAATGAACAATATTATGACTTAGATGGACCAGATATAATACGTACGATTAGAACTTTGGATAATCCGAGAATAGCTGCGCAACAGGGCGTATTTACTGTATGCACCAATATCTTAGAAGATCACAGTAATATGATCGAGGCTGGTTTTGGAAAGGATTCCTATCAGCATTTGATTAAAATAATAATACCATCTGAAATGAAAAAAAATATACTTTCGCAGTTACATACTATGAATATAACTGCTGCATCTTTATTTCCGGGAATTGATGGTTTGGGCCTTAAAGTGTCCGAAGTTATTAAATTGAAAGTATATCATCGTGAATTTCCTATATAGTACAAATGGAAAAGTATATGCGCAAATCCTAGTGGACGTCTTTGTGCGAACGCTAGGATTTTTGTATATGTGACATGTGGCAAAAAAAGATGGAATATAAAAGCAATTTAAACGCGTAAAATAAAATTGAATTATGGGATGAATGCAAACGGTGTTGATTAGACGTGTTGCGTTTTGCCGTACGACACGAAAACACGGCGTTTGATTTATTGTTGTGTTGACACGAAGAAAACGGTGGTGATATAATTTATACAAATGATACTTTCGTGTAAAAGTGAGGTTGGTTGATGTGACCAAGGGAATTACACCGCCGTACATAACGTTTAAGATGTTTTTAGATGTAATCGATTATTTTAGGAACGACGTACCTTATCATTTGGAAAAAGGATCACTCACAATGGTCAGTGATGATTTAAAGGGAAGAGTTATTAATGTATTCAAGTTCCTAGGGCTGATTGGCGAAGCTGGGGCCGTTAATAACACGTTGCGTGAGCTTGTTGTTGCTACAGAGGAAAATAGAAGAGTTATAATAGCACGCCTACTACACGAAAAATATTCAGCAATTATGGAAATTGGGTTAGATAAGATATCATCAGAAACCCTAGAGCTTGAATTTAAAAAGTATAATAATGTTTCGGGAACAACTTGCGAGCGAGCTGCGCAATTTTTGATACAAGCCGCAAAATTTGTAGGAAAGGAAATTAACCCAGAACTTGAAAAAGGGCGAAGGACTCCGATGACGAGAAGAACAACAAAAGAGAACATGGAGTCAGTTGGACCACTTGAAAAATTTGATAGCCAGGCCAAAGTAAATATTAGAGAAAAACCAGTGGATCAGCACACTTTAGAGCTGACATCTGGAGGGAAAATAACGCTTCGAGTTGAGATACCTTTATTTGAGTTAGATAAAGAAGATAGGAATTTCGTATTTGACCTGATTGATAAATTGCGGGAATATGAGAAAGGCCATAAAAACGAATAATATCAATTGAAAAGAGGTGCGTGAGATGGTTGAAAAATACAAAAAGCCACCGAGCGGCTAATAATAGCTTCGGCGGCCATTGCTTCTCATTATCTCTGTTGGCGCAGTGATAATAAGAAAAAGTCCAGCTCGTGTGCTGGATAGACTATATAAGAATCGTTATTAGTTTATCACGAGATGTGGCTTTTCGCAATGGGTGTATTGCGAAAGGAATGATTGTATGTCTTGGTATGAAGATGGTTACGTTTACTGTACCCAGTATACGAATCGATGGGGCCAACTAATGGTTGCTTCGAAGTATGGGTATAAGGCGTGGCGATTTCGTTTAAAACGAAAATAAACAAATTTGCAAATAAATGGGCCGGCGATTAGATGAGGTATTACCAGCATACCTTATCTTTCTCCGGCAATAATTTAGGAGGAGTTTGTCATGGGGAAAACATTTAGGCCAGGGGAAAGGGTGCCAAAGTCAGGGCAGGCTGAGATTGTAGGGCCACGTGGAGGGAAAACTGGAGTAGAGAGGACCGTGGTGAAGGATAAACCATTTCCCCCGACTTTGCAGCCGGGTCAAAAATATGTTATTACAGATATTACCAAAACAAAATAAAAAACATGTGGAGCTTATTGTAGCCTAGACTTATGTTTAGGCTATTTTTTATACAGTAGTATGACATGTCGATGGTAGCATGAAAGTATAAGAATACTCTGGAGCGAAAACTGACTATGAATATTTTTCCTGAAATGATATAAAACTTTAGAGGCGCATTTCTATAAAAGAGGCTGGGATAAGCTTTAAATCAAAGTTTATCCTAGCTTCTTTTCGTTAGGTTCTGGTTGAAATTCTGCACTAATAGATTTTTTATCGAAATCAACATATAGGAATGAAACGGGTATATCCAAATGTGTTGGCAGAGTTTTGGTGAACACTTTATAAGTTTTTTTATTACTAGTAGCAATGGTAAATTTTGTAATGGGTTTTTCATTGTATGTGGCAATCCTTCCATATATTTGGAAAAGTAAATTTTTTTCTTGGACATCTATCAATTGCGTGTTTTTAGCATTGGTTGTTCTTTTTGTATTTTTAAATTCAATAAACCAGTTAGTATTATCTTTTTTTGCAATGATATCAGCTATTTGATTTTCTTTACAGCGTTCAATAGACCAACCATCTTTCAATAATTTAGGTGCAATAATTTCGATGAACTGTTCTTCGGCTTGTTGCTCGCTTCGTAAATAATGTATGAAAGTAGGGCTTTTTTTTATTTCTTCAAGTTGTTCGAATTCATCATATGCAGAATCGGTTTCTAATAAAAAAGTAGAAGAAGAGATTTGGAAAGCTTTTGCGATTTTTTCAATTGTATCTAGAGAAGGGTTTTTACGATTGTTCTCAATATCACTTAAGGTGCTTTTAGATAATCCGGTTATTTCAGAAAGTTGTCGGAGACTCTTATTGTGATCAGTGCGGAGAAGTTTTAATTTCTCACCGACAGTCATAAAAGACACATCCCTGTATTATGTTTATTAATTAATATTTTACCAGTTAGTGTCCGCTATTGCAAACAATATGCTGATAGTAAAAAGTTAAAAACACAGTTATCATGGCGTAAATCGAAGAATACAGAAGAAGTAGTGAGTTAAACGACGTAGAAATAAGAAAAAGAGTGTCCGCTTGTAATTGTTGGCCGTTCGCTTTAATGGTACAATTGCAACGTGAGGAGGGGTGACTCTGTGAATAGAATTCGAGAAATCATTGAGGCGAAAAACATGACTATTAAAGGAACTGCAAAAGCGGCGAGGGTGTCACGATCATATTTGTATGAATTGATGAACGGAACAAAGACTCCCACAATAAGCTTGGCAAAACGAATTGCGAAAGCAACAAAGTCAAGCTTAGATGAGTTATTTCCGGATTACGAGGAATTTCAAACCGCACTTAATCAAAAAACAGAAACAAGCTAGCGGAATGAGGGGGAGATTAAGTCTTTATTCTCACCAAGAGCAATGTTTGCTACATACAAAGGACAGAAACCGTGTTGCATATTATCTCGACATGGGTCTTGGAAAAACATTTGTTGCCGGTGAAAAGGCAACAGAGCTAGGAAAGCCAGTATTAGTGGTTTGCCAAAAGTCAAAAATTACGGATTGGGATGAGCACTTCCGCAAGTATTACCGACTTCCTATTACCGTAATCAATTACGATCTCATCTGGCGCAGGAAGGAATACCTCGAATGGCGAGGTTATACACTCATTCTTGACGAGGCGAGCTTGATTAAAAACGAGATGGCTAAGCGCACCCAATATATACTCAATCTCCAGCCGACCAATGTAATATTATTATCCGGCACGCCAACTGGCGGCCGATATGAGGAACTCTGGAGCCAGTGCCGCCTATTGGGATGGAATATATCCAAGAAGTTATTTTACAACCACTACATTATTACTGAGAAAATCGATGCTGGCGGTTTCCCCATTACTAAGGTCGTTGGCTATCGAAATGTTGACAGGTTAAAACAGAAGCTGCGGCAACATGGGGCGGTATTTCTCAAGAGTGAAGAAGTATTGGATCTACCTGAACAAGTTGAAGTTGAAACTATGGTTGAACCAACCAAAGAATATCGACAGTTCAGACGGGATAGATACTTGACCATTCAGCAAACAGAGTTGGTTGGCGATACTTCCCTGAAGCAGCTTCTCTATGAACGGCAACTATGCGGACGGTATAACCAAAACAAAATTGCTGTTCTTAAAGATTTGCTCGACTCAACCAATGACCGCATGGTTATCTTCTACAATTTCACGGCTGAATTTAATCTAATAAAAACACTAACGGATCGTCCAATCAGTTTCATCAACGGGGGCGGAACGGATTTGATCAATTACGAAATCTGCTGCGACAGCTTAACGCTGGTTCAGTATCAAGCCGGTGCAATGGGGCATAACTTGGAGCGGGCCAACATCATCGTGTATTTCACACTTCCTCTGAGTTCGGAGCTCTTTGAACAATCAAGGAAGCGGATCCATCGCATTGGGCAGACGAGAACCTGCTTTTACTATTACCTCCTAACTCGAAAATCCGTGGAAGAGAAGATTTTGCGTGTGTTGCGGCAGCGCCGAGATTTTACCGATGCGTTGTTTAAGGGGGTGGCGGAATGACGGAAAAACAATTCCAGAATAAGGTCATTGCTTTCTTAAAGTCTCAAAAAATATATTACGTCAAAATATGGGGCGGAGGGTATCAAACAGCGGGTATCCCAGATTTAATTTGTTGCATCCGTGGTCGGTTTGTGGCACTAGAACTGAAGACAGAGAAAGGGACGGCTACTGTATTGCAAAAATACAATATTTTTCAAATCCAGGAATCAGGGGGCTGCGCACGCATTCTTCGGCCATCAGAATTTAATCAGTTTAAAAGGGAGGTAATTACTGGTGCAGTTTAGTCATTCGCGGGTTAGCGCATTTGTTCAATGCCCATACCAATTTAGACTGCGGTATGTGGAAGGGGTGTCATCTATTAGAGACCCGGCCCCGGACGATGCACTCATTGTGGGAAGTGCCATGCATAAAGGGATTGAGCAAGGAATTGCAGCGGCAGTGCGATGGTACAGTGAGCAATTTGCCTTGCAGACAGATCTTCACATCAGCGAAATCATTAAGTTGGAGATGCTGCTTCCCAAGGTTAGACAGCTCATTGATTACAACAACTCAACCTTTGAAGTTGAACTCCAGACCCCGGATTTCATTGGGTACATTGATCTCATGGTTAGCATGGCTTCGGAAGCGGTGGAAATCTATGATTTTAAATACTCTAATCACATAGACAGATATTTAGAATCGGAGCAACTACATGTGTATAAGCATTATCTAGAGAAAATTCATGGTATAGCAGTCAGTCGTATGGGATATATCTTCATTCCCAAGACTTCCATACGGCAGAGAAAAACGGAGGATTTATATCAATTCCGCCGTAGGCTGATCAAAACATTACAGGAAGCCAAGTTGCAGATATATGAGGTCACGTTTGATCAACAAAAAGTAGACCATTTCTACCAAATGATCGATCAAATCAAAGCAGCGACGGACTACCCGAAAAACCCAACCAAACTATGCGACTGGTGCCAATACCTAGAATATTGTATGAAGGGGATGGATTATATGTTAATACTGCCTGAAAACAAAAGAGTCCAAGTGGATAAAGAGACAGCCCCAGTCCTCTGGCTATATGGGGTTCCGTTTAGCGGAAAAACCACCTTTTCCAATCAAGCGCCCGATGTGCTGCATCTCAATACGGATGGCAACGTCAAATATGTCGATGGTGCACGAATCATCATTCGCGATGAAATCAAACTGAACGGACGTATCAAGGAAACCACATTTGCTTGGCAGATGTTTAAGGACGCAGTGGAAACCCTTTGCATCGGCCAGCATGATTTTAAAACTATCGTCATTGACCTAGTGGAAGATCTCCTCGAGCATTGCCGGGTGTATATGTACGATAAACTTGACATCACCCATGAGGCGGATGCCGGTTATGGGAAAGGCTATGACATGGTTCGGACTGAGTTCTTGCCGCAAATTCGTCGGCTGACCAACGCGGGGTACGGAATTATTCTAATCAGTCATGAGGTCACAGCGGAGATTACCAAGCGTAACGGAGAAAAAGTCACAGTAATTCGCCCCAATCTGCAAGAACGGTATGCGAATAAAATCGCTGGAATGGTGGACATCGTGGGGCGTGTCGTTATTGAGGAAGATGATAACAGGTGGATCAAATTCAAGACTGATCCAATGCAATTTGGTGGCGGTCGACTTAAGTTCAATAGCGATAAGGTAGAACTTGACTATAGCAAATTTATGGAACTTTACCAAACCGCGAAGCCAGAGGCAAGCGTGAGACCCATTCGGCAAAGTTTGCCTGTGAGCGAAGTGGTGGAAGAATCATTGGGACAAGTTGTAGTTGCTGCTATGAATGAACCGCCCGAAGGTACTGTTGCTGAAGTTAAACCCAAGCGACGTTCCCGTAAAGCAGTCTAAACTAAGATAAGGAGAGGATTGAGCATGGCTAACACGAACATCTGGGACAAATGGGATAAAAAGATCGATACCGCCGGGTTGAAAAACGATGTCCAAAAGGTCGCCGAGAACAAACAGGATTACAAGGATGTCCCCCGTGGGAAGTATGAGGTGAAGATTGCTAAACTGGAACTAAAGGCAAGTAAGAAAACAGATGAGCCTATGCTGGCTTGCTGGTTTAAAATTATTGCCGGTCAATATAAGGGACAATACATTTTTTATTACCAGATGCTCACCACTGGGTATGGCATCCATAGTGCAAATGAGTTCTTGCGTAGCTTGGACAGCGGGATTGAGATTGGATTCGAGAACTTCCAGCAGTTTAATGATATGCTCATGGATATTTCGGAAGGCATCGAAGCAGAAAACTTGGAGTATATCTTGGATTATGGGGAAAACGATAAAGGCTATAAAACCTACAGAGTAGACGATGTCTTTTCAGGCGTATGATCTTCTTCGATTTTGAAGTGTTTTGTTATGATTGGTTGGTGGTGTTGGCGAATGCCAACACCCAGACCTTTCATACCATTATCAACGATGCAGATAAGTTGCGCCGGTTTTATGAAAAACACAAAGAAGAGATTTGGGTTGGCTACAACTCGCGCAGCTACGACCAATACATTCTAAAAGGGCTCTTACTCGGGTTTGAGCCCTATGATATATCCAAGTTCATTATCGCTGATGGACGAAAAGGCTGGGAATATTCGAGTGCTTTTCAGCAAATCCTACTCAACGTATTTGACATCATGACCACAATGCATAGTCTGAAGCAATTAGAAGGGTTTATGGGCAATGATATTCGGGAAAGCAAGGTCAGCTTCAAAAGCGAGCGAAAACTGACAGCGGCGGAACTGAAAGACGTTGCGGCTTACTGTAGGCACGATGTGGAGCAGACCATAGAAGTTTTTATGAATCGGATTGAGGAGTTTGAAAGTCAACTTTCATTGCTAAATACCTTTCAACTCCCCTTAAAACTGATTCATAAGACCAAACCCCAGTTAGCAGCGATTATTCTAGGCGCCAATCGCTATTCGTATAAGGATGAGTTCGAGATTGCTTTGCCGGACACAGTGCGGCTGGCAAAGTATCAGTATGTTGCTGAGTGGTACAACTATTCGAGTAACCGAAACTATGAAAAGTCTTTCAAAACAACCGTGGCTGGGGTGCCACATATTTTTGCCTGGGGCGGCCTGCATGGAGCGAGAGACAACTACCAGGGGGAAGGCATGTTTTTATCCATCGATGTAGCGTCCTATTATCCTGCACTGATGATTGAATACAATTTTTTGAGTCGCAGTGTTGCCGATCCGGACAAGTATCGCCAAATCAGGGATGAGCGTATTCGACTGAAGAAGAAACAGAGTACGTTGCAGCTTCCCTATAAAATCGTGCTCAATAGTACCTATGGCGCTATGAAGGATAAGTACAATGCTTTATATGATCCGCGTCAGGCGAATAATGTATGTGTTGGTGGTCAATTGCTGCTGCTGGATCTCATTGAAAAGCTGGAACCATATTGCATCTTGATTCAGTCCAATACAGATGGCATAATCGTTAAGCTTGGCAATGTAGGAGTAGACACCATAAAATCCATTTGTGCTGAATGGGAGAGCCGTACCCGCATGGTCCTCGAATTTGAGGTCTTTGTCCGTATCTACCAAAAGGACGTCAATAATTATATCGTATTGCGGGAAGACAGCAGTTATAAGTCTAAGGGCGCTTATGTGAAAAAACTCGATGCATTGGACAACGATTTGCCAATCGTAAAGAAAGCCCTTATCAACTATTTTACCCAAGGAATCCCGTTGGAAGAAACCATAGGAAACTGCACAAACCTGATGGAATTCCAAAAGATCGTTAAGGTGTCCAATAAATACTTGTATGCTACGCATGGCAACAAGATCCTAAATGAGCGTGTGCTGCGAGTGTTTGCTTCACGTAGCAGGCGAGATCCAGGGGTATTTAAGCATAAGTCGCCAGTGCGGATCGAGAAGATTGCCAACACTCCAGAACGTTGTTTTATCGAAAATGACAGCGTCAATCACGTGGCGCTGCCAACGAAACTGGACATCCAATGGTACATCGAAGTGGCCCGGAAACGACTACAAGACTTTTTGGTAGGGGGTGAGACCGGTGTTTAAGGGTTATGTGAAGACCAGCGGGAAAATACCGCAGGAAAAGCTGGAAAACATGCGCCTCAGCCCTCCTACCAGAGGAGACTACGCCGGTGTCCTGGCGGATGATATGATTCAGATTGATGTTGATGATAAGCTGCATGCCGAAATCGTCTATACCATCGTCAAAGATCTGGATCTAAATTGCAGTGTCTTGAAAACGACCCGGGGCATGCATTTTTACTTCAAAAATATCGGCATCAAAAGTAAGTCGGTAAAATCATTTACTCCCATTGGTATTCCGATAGATGTCGGAATCGGACTGAAAAACGGTTTAGTGCCGCTAGTTGTCAATCAAGTAACCCGCGAATGGTTACACAAAATGGATGACGTAGATCCTTTACCGGACTGGTTGCGGCCGCTGAAAATTAGTCCAGTGGATTGGTTCAGCCTTGGTGAAGGCGACGGAAGAAACCAGGAACTGTTCAACTATATCATCAAACTGCAGTCGGCAGGGTTGCCCAAACCAGCCATCATTGAAGCGATCAATCTTATTAACCGTTATATCATCAAAACCCCTTTGTCGCAGAGGGAGATCGATACCATTACCCGGGATGAAGCGTTTCCAACTGAGGTGTTCTTCAGCGAACGGGGCGGTTTCTTACATGACCGCTTTGCCCATTGGTTTTTGAATAATGAACATGTTGTCCGTATCAACGAGGTGCTGCACATTTACGCCAACGGTCTATATACCAGTGAGACGGAAACGTTTGAACGGAAGATGCTGGCGAAGATACCAAATCTGCGAGCCAGTCAGCGAATCGAAGTATTACGTTATATTCGGATCCAGTGCGAGCTAGAAACCAAGCCGGCGGATCCTCGCTATCTGGGATTAAAGAGTAAGATATATGATATTGAAACCGATACCTTACTCGACTATCATCCTCATATCATTCTATGCAATAGAGTTCCGTATGATTATGATCCGAATGCGTATGATTCCACTGTAGATGAGGTGATCCGTAAAGTCACCTGTAAAGATGAGAGTTTGCGCCTGCTGTTGGAGGAGATGATTGGCTATTGCCTCTACCGAAGAAAGTCTTTGGGCAAAACCTTTTTCCTGACGGCCGGCGGTGAGAACGGTAAATCTACATTTCTGGACATGATTAAAACCATGCTCGGCCGCGAGAATATTGCTAGCCTGGAACCGGCTGACTTTGAGAAACGGTTTGTAAATGCGCAGCTCTTTGGTAAACTAGCCAACATTGGCGATGACATTAGCAGCAATTATCGGGAAAACTCCAGCATTTTCAAGAAACTAGTAACTGGGGACAGTATTATGGTGGAGAACAAAGGGGAAAAACCATTCATGTTGGATAACTATGCCACCCTCATCTTCTGTACTAATGAAATGCCACGCATTAACGATCAGACCCATGGCTTTATGCGCCGATTAATCATCATCCCGTTCAATGCGAGTTTTAGTCCGGCCGATCCGGATTACGATCCTTTTATTAAAGAGAGACTACTGACGGAGAGCGGTATGAAGTATTTGCTGCGGTTAGCGATCACTGGGCTGAAGCGGATCCTGACCAATCGGCGTTTTACCGATAGCGCCAAAGTTACTGAGCAATTGAAGGAGTATGAGGAAATCAATAACCCGGTACTGTTATTTGTGAAAAACCATGAACTTGAACATCAGGCAGTGTCTGATGTGTACCTGCAGTATGCTGCCTGGTGCCGCGAGAACGGTTTGTCGCCGGTCAGTAACATTAATTTTGGCCGGATTATCAACAGCAAGAAATTGTTCAAAACGGCATTTCGCAAAAACGATGGTAAATCGATTCGGATTTTTGTGGCTAATGATCACTCTAAAGGCCACAGATGACACGGATCAGACACGGATGGTCACGGATGAAATCCCCATAAATAGGGAAGGTCACGGATGACACGGATGTTTCTTATTACTAAAGAAAGTGTAATAAGAAATTATTATATAAGTAATATATATAATAATGGGATTATCCGTGTCATCTGTGACCAAATGCTCCGAAACCAGTAAATACGGCTGTTCTAGCGGTCACGGATCTTCTAAACATCCGTGACCTGAGCCGTGACCTTGTTGTGCTTTTGGATGCTGAAATGAGGCGAAGCGATATGGAAGAAGTGATAGGGAGGCAAAATGGATGAACGCTAAACAGTTTTTATCGCAGGCGTACCACTTGGATCAACGGATCAATAGCAAATTAGAGCAAGTCGCTGGTCTGCGGGATTTGGCAGCTCGTGCAACTGCTGGCATTCATGCCGCCCGGGTAAGTGGAACTAAACAACGTAGCCCCCTGGAGAATGCAGTGGTCAAGCTGGTGGACTTAGAGCATGAGATTAATGCGGACATTGATAAGCTGGTGGATGTGAAACGGGGGTTAGCTGCGTTAATTGCGACGATAGACAATTCGGCGTATCGGATTTTACTTGAACTGCGGTATTTAAACGGCGGAACTTGGGAAGACGTGTCTACGCATATGGGGTATGATTTGCGCTGGGTTTATCGGTTACATAACCGAGCATTGGTAGAGGTGGAGCGGAAAATTCAAACGTAGGGATCAGAATGACAGGCAGTGAAGGTGCAAAATATATATTGAGAGCCTTTAATGAAAATAGATTCTTTGAATAGGAAAAGGGACTGTGGAAAATCACAGCCCCTTTGTATTTTATTCGGGAAACGTAATGGAATTACTTGAAAAGATACCTTCCATGGGTAACACCACCAAACGAATGTGCTATAATTATGTAAAACCAAAATACATAGGTGGTTGAAGTATGCCGAAACAAAAGTTATCGATTGATGGGCAAATACAGCATATGAAGAAGAAGGGCATATTATTCAATATTGTAGATGAGGCGGCTGCAAAGCATTTTTTGCAAAATCATAATTATTATTTCCGCATCAAGTCCTATGCCAAGAATTATGATAAATACATACGCGGAGAAAATAAAGGAAAATATATCAATCTGGAATTTGCGTACTTACAGGAACTATCAACATTGGATATGCATTTTCGGAAGTGCATTCTAAAAATGACGATTGATATTGAGCATTTTTTGAAGACGCAATTGATGCGTGATTTTGCAATGAATGAGAAAGAAGATGGCTATAATATTATCAATCTATTTTTTGCCCAGAATCAATATGCCAAAGATAACATCGAAAGATTGAAAAGTGGTTCCTTATGTGGCGATTTGATTGATAAATATATAGATGAGTTTGCTGTTTGGAATATTTTGGAAGTGATGTCCTTTGGAGATTTTATTAATCTTTATAAGCTTTACTATAGTTTATATCCTTCAAAAAATGATGCGAGTAGCCTTTTGTGGTCTGCGAGAATTTTGAGGAATGCTGCGCGCATAATAATTGTTTGCTTAATAGTTTGAAGACCCCTTATTCCAGAAGAATAAGTCTTAATTGGGATGTAACTAAATATATATCTCAGATTCCCGGGATATCTAAAGGATCAAGAATCAAAAAGATGTCTAATCCGGTGATCTATGACTTTATAGTAACGCTCCATCTTTTTAGTCAGATTGTAAGCAGCGAGGATGCAAGGCGATATACGATGAATGAACTTAGAGACTTGCTAGGAACTAGATTTGCTAAGCATGAAGATTATTTTGCCAAGAATGAAGTGATACAATCCAATTTTGATTTTTTGCGAAAACTAGTTGACTTCTACGCGGCGGAAAGAGTACAATTGTGACACAGAATAAAAGCGTAAGCTTTTGATGGGGTGGTGCCTGCACCACCCTGTTTTTTTTATCTGTATATGGTGGTGCATCCTTTAACTGTGGTATCGCTAAGCAATTGGTCTGAAAAGCAGATGATATATCTCAGACATCCTTGCCAAACACCTCGTCCATGGTGGCGGCGGGCATTTCGCCAGAGGCAATTCGTTCAGCTGCTTCAGTCATATGCTTAATCGCATTGTGGATGTTTTTGTTTTCCAATGCGAAGCGGCGAATGAGTTCATCGCCTGACAAGCCGGCGGCAATAAGATCCTTCAGGATTTCTACGGAAAAATCATCCTGTTCGCTGCCGATTGGACGAATGCGAGAACTGTGCTGGGGAGTTTTAGCAAGCATAAATAGTCACTCCTATTCTATGACTTGAGAATGGCCACTTTGAAATTATCATAACAAAGAAACAGAGGAATATCAAATTGTATCATGGCTACAAACAAGCCACTAAAAGCCATTAAAAGCCACTGTGGAAATGTGATAGTATATAAACTGAAGAAGTACAATTGTTGAAAGCCCTTGAAGGTTTAGGCCTTCCAGGGCTTTCTTTATGCCTATTTACCATCATTAGATTCCGGAGTTGATGTATTGATGCCAATGAAACCCAAGAAGCCCTGTCAGCATCCCGGGTGTCCACTGCTAACGTCTGACACCTATTGTGAGTTCCATGTGAAGTTGCATGCCAACGACCGAGCAGGTTCTCATGAGCGTGGTTACAGTAGCCGGTGGCAACGGGCCAGAAAGTTGTTTTTGCAAAAGAATCCCCTGTGCGCACTGTGCGAGATTAAAGGTAAGTTGACTCCGGCAACCGTTGTGGATCACATTACTCCGCATCGTGGCGATGATGATCTGTTTTGGGACGATAATAATTGGCAGCCGTTATGTAAGAAATGCCATGACATTAAAACCGGCAGCCGAGATCGACACACCTCCTACCGCTATTAAGTGTAAAAGTAATAAAACCAGCATGAATGTTTACACGAAGAAAAGCCTTTGCTCCCAGGGGAGGGGCGGGTCAAATCTCCACGGGCGACACCCCCAAGACCGCCGCCCCCCTTCGCGCGAAATTTCGCAGAATAAATAGACGGGGGGGACATAAATATATTGCTATTGTGGCACGCAGACCCCATTAATACTGGGTACAAGCGTGTTTTTATTTTGCGCAAAAGTATCGCGGAAATCGCGAAATAAGAAAGGAGTTTCTGCTATGACACCGGCGCAAAAAGAAGAAGTCTATAAACTAAGATTGCAAGGTCTAGGCTACAAATCCATTGCCAAGGAACTGCATCTCTCGGTGGATGCGGTGAAGGGATACTGTAAACGGCAACATTTGAATGGGCCGGCAGAAGTGGTGCAGTTAAATGCAAAGGAAATCAAGGCGAACAATGGTTTATGTGTGCGGTGCAATAATCCTATCCGGCAAAAGAAAGCGGGACGACCCAAACGATTTTGCTCGTATGCCTGCCGTTACAAGTGGTGGAATGAAAATCCTGATAAGCGCAATCCGAGTAGCGACGCCATCTACCACTACACGTGCCAACAGTGTGGAAAGCGGTTTAACGCCTATGGCAATAAACGGCGGAAGTATTGCTGCCACGACTGCTATATAAAATCTAGATTTTGGGGAGAAGAAGATGGAGTTTAAGAAGCTAGCAATCGATGATCTCATCCCAGCCAGCTACAACCCTAGGAAAAAGTTGAAGCCTGGCGATCGGGAATTTGAGAAAATAAAAAACAGCATCACTGAGTTTGGCTATGTGGATCCGGTCATTGTGAACAAGAATTTGACGGTGATTGGTGGCCACCAGCGGATATCCGTACTCAAAACCCTAGGCTATTCAGAGATTGATTGCGTGGTCATCGATATCGACAAGACTAAGGAAAAGGCGCTCAACATTGCTTTGAATAAAATCAGCGGTGAATGGAATAAGGAATTGCTGGCCGACCTGATTCAGGATCTACAGACGCTGGACTATGATGTAGCCTTTACCGGATTTGAACCACCGGAGATTGAACAACTGTTTAATGAAATTCACTCCAAGGACATCCAAGAGGATGATTTTGATGTCGATGCCGAACTAACCCAGCCGGCAATCACCAAGAAGGGTGACGTATGGATTCTAGGCAGACACCGGCTGGTTTGCGGCGACAGTACTGACCCGGCGGTGTTCAGTTTGCTGATGGAAGGCAAGAAAGCCAATCTCGTGGTCACCGATCCGCCTTATAACGTTGCCTATGAGGCAAAGGCCGGAACCATACAAAACGATAATCTTAAAGATGCGGAGTTTTATCGATTCTTGCATCAAGCTTTCACTAATGTGGTAGAGGTTATGGAGAAGGATGCCTCTATTTATGTGTTCCATGCCGACACGGAAGGGCTGAACTTTCGCAAGGCGTTTGTGGATGCTGGATTTTACTTGTCCGGTGTTTGCATCTGGGCCAAGCAGAGCCTGGTCCTTGGGCGTAGTCCGTATCACTGGAAGCATGAACCGATTCTGTATGGGTGGCGGAAAGATGGCAAACATACCTGGTATGCTGACCGCAAGCAAAGCACCATTTGGAATTTTGATCGCCCCGCGAAGAATGAACTTCATCCAACCATGAAGCCAGTGGCGTTGTGTGCCTACCCGATTGCCAATAGTAGCATGAGCAACTGCATCGTGCTGGATCCGTTTGGTGGCAGCGGATCTACCTTGATTGCTTGTGAACAGACCAATCGGATTTGCCACACTATCGAGCTGGATGAAAAATATGCCGACGTGATTGTGAAGCGATATATCGAGATCATCGGTGGTGACCACGGTGTATTTTGGGAACGAGACGGTCAAAAAATTCCCTATAAAGAGATCGTGAAGGCGAAATAAAGCTTGCTATTACCTGTGTTTGGAGTGATGTATAGTGTAACGAAAACACAGGAGGTGCTTGCGATGAAAGCATATTTTGGCAGAAAGATACCAGATATTCAAGTCTTGAAAGCTGTGACCCGGCAAGCAAGGCAAGATAAATATTCCGGCTCAGCTTACATGGTCACCAAGGAGATTGTGCTCAACGATGAGGAATTCAAACGGTTCGCAGATGACTTGCTTGAAGATCAACCTTGGATTGCCAAGGAAGACGGCGGCATTAATCAAGCCGGGGAAATCCGGTGCATTCGGGTGCGAAACGCCGATAGCGACGAACGCATTTTGGTCAACAGCGAAGGCTACGACTACCCAAGGTATACAGCTGTTGAGGAATAAGCTTAGAAGAGCAGAGGCAGGCCCAGTGGCCTGCTTTTTTACTGTACCGCTACGTAGTTAAATCTTGAATATGCATGCACATTTAGCTTGCTATTACCTGTGTTTAGAGTGATAGATAGACTACCGAAAACACAGGGAGGGAAATAACATGCTTGTTAACAAAGGCGAACGATTTCAATCAACTTACGCACGGGAAACCTATGTAGTGGTGGGAAAATGGTGTGGCAATCTAGTTCTTGCTCCGACCACGCCAGAAAACGAGGAATGCTTGATCTATTCGAGCGGCGAAATCGAAGAATTGCTGACAAAGTTCAAATGGGTCCGGGAAGCGAGGTGTGAGCAATGACTCGCAAAGAATTGGTCCAGGCACTGGAAGCAAAATGGGGAGTCAAGGCAACCTACCTCGGCGTGCCGAGTTGCGCCTATGAATTTAAGTGCGCCAAAGGGAGCTTTATTGTGGAGAGAGATGGCGCGATTCGAGATATGGACGGACTGGTGGTAACCGTCGAGGAACTGTTGGACGCAAGCGATGAAACAGTTTTGGCAGAAACAACGGAAGAAATAGAGGATGCCTATAGGGTGGAACTGCCGCTGACCAGCCATACGGTCGCAAGCATTCGAAACTTGATCAATATGCTTGCGGGCAAACAGCAATTGTTTGTCAGTTCCTTGAATCTTGCGATGCCTCTGCTCGATAAAAGCTTGGCCGAAGATTTAGATCAAATTGCTCTTGCGGACTTCGAATGGTTGCACGCCATTTGGGATAAGTTGAAAGGTAACCGCTGTCAGGGATTGGACCTGGATTTTGTAAGGCAGACACTCACCGTGAAGCTATTAGCGGATAATCCCACGCCGGATGAAGTGGCGGCTTTTCATGATTTAGTAGTCTGCATAGATGAAATGGCCAGAAAGCTGAAGCATTCTTCCTTCAAATCTGCGCAGGAAGACAATCCCAAGTTCGCTTTCCGGACCTGGCTGCTTCGGCTGGGTATGAACGGCGAAAAATTCAAAACCACTAGAAAAGTGCTGCTGGCCAGACTTTCCGGGAACAGCGCTTTTCGCAGTCCCAAGGCAGAGGAGGGAGTCTGATGGATCGTTTCTTTACGCAGAAGACTTGTGATCGCTGCGGCAACAGCTTGGTTGGGGGGCGGATCATGTCCATGTATAATACTGACTGCATTTGTCTTGCCTGCAAGGAAAAAGAAAGGGAGCGAGTCGATTATCAAGAAGCTGTTCAAGCGGATCTGGACGAGGCGAAAAAGGGCAATATGAATTACAAGGGGATTAAAGGATAGTCAAATTGCAGGATGGGGCTTGCCAGGTGGCGGGCTCTTTTCTTATGCTGTGTACAGAAGACTTGCTATCAGATGTATTCATTATGATAAATAAGTAGCAGGAGAGTGGATTTGCCAATAGAAATATATACCATGATGCATAATCAATCTACATTTGACAGGAGCGAAACGATATGACTTCGTGGCTATACTGTTTGGCAAATAAAGAGCATGAGAAGAATGGATATATCGTTGCTAGTGACGATAAGCTTTTAGCAGCAACCGTAGAGAATTTTGTTAACCTTGCTCAGGTCCACGGCCTTAAAGACGATAGTTGGAACGTAGAACAGTATTTGGTGACTAAAGAAGGTAGGAAAAGTGGAATAAGTGCCGGGGTTGAAAAAGATGATGCGGTTTATATTTGTGGGCGATTTGGAACAGGAGGGTCAAAGGCCAGAATAGTCGGTTATGCCAAAGTGTTGGATAAAGATGTAGTAAGTAAAACAATAAGTTTAGCATTTGATGGCAACAGATGCCGTGAATTGAGTGAGAAGCCATGTGAGGTTGAATTAGGGCGCACAGGGAAATTCTCAAATTTAATTCCCGTTACACCGGAAGCGTTGAAAAAGCTAGAAATGGAAAGTGTTGATTATATAAATAGCAACAATGAAAATGAATGTTTTAGCAGTGATCTGCTATATCAGGAAAAGGTGAATTATTCTTTAAAAACTTTTGATTCAGCAGACATGAAAGATGTACCTAAACCAAAACCAGCCATGTGTTCTAACAAGCAAGAGGTATATATTCGGGATCCAAACGAAGGAAAAAAAGCGCTTTATCGAGCGAATTATAAATGCGAATGGGATCAGAGCCATGAATTTTTTGTTTCCGCTACTACGGGGAAAAATTATGTGGAATGTCACCATTTGATTCCAATGAAATACCAAAGTGAATTTGCTGAAAGTAGTATAGATGTAGACGCAAACATAATTTCACTTTGTCCTGCTTGCCATAGGAAGCTTCATTATGCAAAGTATAATGAAAAGACAGATATGTTGAAGGATTTGTTGCAGAAACGCACAGAAAGACTGGTAAAAACTAAAGTTAATATTACTGAAGAACAACTGTTAAGTTATTACAAATAATACTACCAAATTAGCATGGGAATTAGATGGTGTTATATTATCGGGGCTTACTTGAGAGTAAGCTCCGTTTTTTATCCTAACAAGGGGGGAGGTGGTGATACCAATGACGCAAAGAGGCAGAAAGCCCAAGCCAACGGCGCTGAAAATCCTGGAGGGCAATCCTGGGAAACGGCAGCTTAATACCAGAGAACCAACACCAGAAAAAAGAGCGCCCAAATGTCCAGGTTGGCTGGATCCCGAAGCCAAGAAAGAGTGGCGCCGCTTGACCAAGCAGTTAGAAGGCCTTGGTCTCTTAACCGAGATTGATATGGCCGCCTTTGCCGGTTACTGCCAAGCCTATGCCCGCTGGAAAGAAGCGGAGGAATTTATCAGCAAGCATGGCACCATCGTCAAAACACCATCAGGCTATTGGCAGCAAGTGCCGCAGGTATCCATCGCCCAGACGTATTTGAAGCTCATGAACAAGTTATGCGAGCAATTTGGGTTGACCCCATCTGCCCGTAGTCGGATGATCGCTGGGGCGGGGCAGCAAGAGGCGATGGACCCCATGGAACTGCTCTTGCTAAACGGAGGGAGAAAGAGTGTATGATGAAACAAAAGCGAAACATGCGGTTGATTTTATCAACTGCTTAAAACATACTAAAGGACAGTGGCGCGGACAGCCGTTCGAACTTTTGCCTTGGCAAGATAAAATCATCCGGGATATTTTTGGCACGGTTAAAGGGAATGGCTACCGACAGTACAATACGGCGTATATTGAAATCCCGAAGAAAAACGGCAAATCCGAATTGGCCGCTGCGGTAGCACTCTTGATGACTTGCGGTGATAATGAGTGGGGGGCGGAAGTCTATGGATGCGCCTCCGACCGCCAGCAGGCATCCATCGTATTTGATGTGGCCGTGGATATGGTAGACCAATGCCCGGCGTTGAAAAAGCGGATTAAGCCGATAATGTCGGTCAAACGACTGGTATATCAACCGACCAATAGCTTTTACCAAGTGCTGTCGGCTGAAGCTTATACCAAGCATGGGCTCAATGTCCATGCGGTGGTTTTTGATGAACTGCATGCCCAACCCAGCCGGAGCCTCTATGATGTTATGACCAAAGGTTCTGGTGATGCCAGAACCCAGCCCCTGTTTTTTCTTATCACTACTGCAGGCAATGACCGCAATTCCATCTGCTATGAAGTGCACCAAAAAGCAGAAGACCTGCTGGCTGGAAGAAAGATGGATCCCACCTTTTATCCGGTGATCTATGGCATCGACGATGCCGATGATTGGAGCGACGAAAACAACTGGTATAAGGCCAATCCATCCTTGGGCCATACCATCGATATAGAGAAAGTCCGGGCGGCGTTTCAAAGCGCCAAGGAAAATCTGGCCGAAGAGAATTTGTTTCGGCAACTGCGGCTTAACCAATGGGTGAAGCAATCTGTGCGCTGGATGCAGATGGAGCGTTGGGATGACTGCGCATTTCCCATTAACCTGGCGAGTTTGCGCGGGCGCCTGTGTTATGGCGGTTTGGATTTATCTAGCACGACGGATATCACCGCTTTTGTACTGGTGTTTCCGCCGCGCGAGGAAAGGGACTGCTTCGTGGTGTTGCCGTACTTTTGGATCCCCGCAGAGAATTTGGCTACGCGAGTCAGACGCGATCATGTGCCCTATGACATTTGGCAGCAGCAGGGCTATATCAGAACAACCGAAGGGAATGTAGTGCACTATGGCTTTATCGAAGCATTTATTGAGGAACTCCATACAACGTACAACATCAAGGAAATCGCTTTTGACCGATGGGGAGCCGTCCAGATGGTCCAAAATCTCGAAGGCATGGGCTTTACTGTGGTCCCCTTTGGGCAGGGTTATAAGGACATGTCTCCGGCGACCAAAGAACTGATGAAGTTAACCTTGGAAAAAAGAATTGCCCATGGGGGAAACCCAGTACTCCGCTGGATGATGGATAACATCTTCGTAAAAACCGACCCGGCGGGGAACATCAAGCCGGACAAAGAAAAAAGCACCGATCGCATTGACGGTGCTGTGGCGCTGATTATGGCACTGGACCGGGCAATTAGGAATGAGACTAGGTCCAGTGTATATGATGAGCGGGGGATATGGGGGGTGTGAAAGTGAAATTAGCAGGTTAAATGCTTGAATAATTTCAACAAACAAATGAAAATTGAAATAATGGCGGCGGTTATTCATTGTTATTTCATTTTTTATTGAATAAATGAAATAACAATGATAAGATGATGTTGTAATTTCATTTCAAGGAGATAAATATGAAGAATCGAGCAGGAACATTTAAAAAGAATCTGAGTGGAGAACTTCAATACTCATCCTTTGAACCCAAGCCATTGCCACCGAATCCATCCGTTGAGATGGAAGAAGACATGATTTCGTTGCTAGTGCAAGCTAACCGAGTGTTGGGGGTTTTGAACGCACTTTCGCATAGAATACCCAGTATTGATTTGTTTGTTTCCATGTATGTGCGAAAAGAAGCTTTATTATCTTCGCAAATCGAGGGAACGCAAGCAACATTAGATGATATATTAGATCCAGCCTTGGAATCTAACACAAATCGAAATGTAGCGGAGGTTATAAACTATATTAAAGCAGTGGAATACGCCACTAGCCGACTGCAGAACCTTCCGCTATGCAATCGATTATTACGCGAAATACACGAAGTGCTAATGGAACATGTGCGCGGCGGGGAGAAAAATCCCGGCGAGTTTAGGCAAAGTCAAAATTGGATAGGGCCTCAAGGCAGCAATCTAAACAATGCAACTTATGTACCTCCTAACCCGGAGGATATGCAAATTGCTATGTCGAATTTGGAGAAGTTTATAAACCTTGAAGATGAGATAGACCCGCTAATAAAAATCGCCTTAATCCACTATCAGTTTGAAACGATTCATCCATTTTTAGATGGGAATGGACGAGTTGGCAGACTTTTGATTACGCTTTTTTTACGTGAAAAGAACATGCTCACTTATCCAACTTTATACATTTCATATTTTCTAAAAAGAAACCGTATTGAGTACTATGATCGTATGATGGAAGTGAGAATGAAGGGGAACTTTGAGCAATGGGTTAAATTTTTCTTAAGGGCGATTGCTGCATCCGCCCAAGATGCGATTGACACTATTGACGCGCTGGTCACATTGCATCAGAAAAATTGCGATAAAGTAGAGGCGGTGAAAAGTTCTCGCAAGACCGTGGCAAGAGTTTTTGATTATATAGAAAAGCAACCAATAATTGATATCAAAAAAGCTAGCACGGACTTAGAAATATCATTTAATACAATGTCAAAGGCTGTAAAAACTCTTGAAGAAATCGGCATCTTAAAGCAAACGCAGAATGCAGCTCGCAATCGCTGCTTTGCCTATGAAGAGTACCTTGCCATTTTGCGAAAAGATACCTGACGATGAAAACCGCTTAAGCTGATTAATGAAATGAAAGGTGGATGGCAATGAGCGAAATAGGTAAGTGCAGTTGTTGTTCTGATAAGGTTGAAAGCATGGGGACAGCGGCAATCGGCGAGTATGTTTGTTATTGTAATAAAGTAACGGAAAAAGACATTGCGTGTGCAATTGCTGAAAAAGGAGCAGATTCAGTTGAGGCCGTCATTCGGATTACAGGTGCTATGGTTAATAGTAATTGCAAGGTCAACAATCCGAAGGGGATTTGTTGCTATACCGACATAGTTGCGGTTTTTAATAAATACAAGAGATAAAGAAACGTTGACGCATATGGAGGGGCATCTTCTAAACAGAAGGTGCTTTTTTCATGCCCATTTTCAGGAGGTGACTCATGAAAATCCCCTTCCTATCCCGCCTATTCCGATCCCGCGCCAGTCCGCACAACAACTGGTGGGGCAGTCCCTATAGCTTCTTCTTTGGCACCAGCACCAGCGGCAAGGCGGTCAATGAGCGAACGGCACTGCAGACCACGGCGGTCTACGCTTGTGTTCGGATTCTGGCCGAAACCATCGCCTCGTTGCCGCTCCATACCTACCGTTATACCGCTAACGGCAAAGAAAAAGCAGCAGACCATCCACTGTATTACCTGCTGCACAGCGAGCCCAACCCCGAGATGACTTCATTCGTGTTTCGCGAGACACTGATGGGTCATCTTTTATTATGGGGCAATGCCTATGCCCAAATCATCCGCGACGGCCGGGGGAAAGTGGTGGCCTTATATCCCCTCTTGCCCAACAACATGGTCGTCAACCGAACCGACCAAGGCATTCTGTACTACCAATACCAAAAAGACGGGCAAAGCTACTTTCTCCGTAGTTCCGAGGTGTTGCACATCCCGGGGCTCGGCTTTGATGGGCTCATCGGCTATTCGCCGATCGCCATGGCCAAGAACGCCATCGGCATGGCCATCGCCACCGAAGAATACGGCGCCAAGTTCTTTGCTAATGGCGCCAACCCCGGCGGTGTGCTGGAGCACCCCGGGGTGGTCAAGGATCCGGCCCGAGTCCGGGATAGCTGGAACGCTGTGTATCAGGGAAGCGGCAATGCGCACCGAATCGCAGTGATCGAGGAAGGTATGAAGTTTCAGCCGATCGGTATCCCGCCGGAGCAGGCGCAGTTCCTGGAAACGCGCAAGTTCCAGATCAACGAGATTGCCCGGATCTTCCGCATTCCGCCCCACATGATCGGCGATCTGGAGAAGTCCAGCTTTTCCAACATCGAACAGCAGTCCCTGGAGTTTGTCATGTACACCTTGGATCCCTGGGTGCTGCGCTGGGAACAGGCCCTACAGCGGGCCTTATTCAGTGACAGCGAGAAGCAGCGGTACTTCGTGAAGTTCAACGTGGACGGGCTGCTCCGCGGCGACTACCAAAGCCGGATGAACGGCTATGCCGTAGGGAGGCAAAACGGCTGGCTGTCCAGCAACGACATCCGGGAACTGGAAAACCTGAAC